AACTCTACATCACCAGACACATCTAAGTCAGGTCTTCCCATAATACCATGTAACAATGTACTTTTACCTACACCATTAGAACCCATAACAACATAGGTTTTACCTTCTTCAAAGGTAATATCAACATTGCTGAATATATCTTTAATACTAAAATTTTGTAGTTTTAACATAAGGTTATTATATACTATTTCTCTTCACTTGTCAATTTTAAAATATAATTATTTGCATCTTCTTCGGTGAGAAATTTTCTCTCCTTTACAATGACCTGAGCCTCATTATATTGAACTGCTCTATACGATATTTTATCACCTTCAAAATGTGTTGTAACAACTTGCCAACTCATCCTACTGCTCCTTCTAATGTAACACCTAATAAACCATTTGCCTCAGCGGCAAACTCTAAAGGAAGTTTTTGAAAAACATCCTTACAAAAACCATTTACAATTAAGTTCATTGCATCATCTTCACTTAATCCTCTACTTTGCAAATAATACATTTGCTCTTCACTAATTTTACCAGCACTTGCTTCATGCTCTAAAATAGCAGATTCGTTTTGACATGTGACATAAGGTAATGTGAGGGCTCTACTATCTTGTAGCATTAAACTGTCACACTTGGTATAGTTCCTGGCATTGTGAGCACCTGGGTTTACTTTTACAGAACCTCTATATGTATTTGTACTATCGCCAAAACTAATACCTTTGGATATAATGGTACTCTTGGTGTTCTTACCTAAGTGAATCATTTTAGTTCCTGTGTCTGCTTGTTGTTTTCCTTTAGTAACAGCAACACTAAAAAACTCTCCTACACTTCCTTCACCTTTTAATATACAACTTGGGTATTTCCAAGTTACTGCTGAACCAGTTTCAACCTGTGTCCAACTTACTTTTGAATTCTTGCCTTCACACTTTGCACGTTTTGTTACAAAATTATATACACCACCTACACCATTCTCGTCTCCTGGATACCAATTCTGTACTGTTGAATATTTTATCTCAGCATTATCCATAGTCACTAGCTCTACACACGCCGCATGTAACGTGTTTTCATCGTATGCTGGTGCTGTACACCCTTCTAAGTAACTAACGTAACTGTCCGCGTCTGCTATAATCAGTGTGCGTTCAAACTGCCCTGTATTACGAGCGTTTATACGGAAATATGTGTTAAGTTCCATAGGGCATCTTACACCTGGTGGTATATAACAAAATGTACCGTCTGTGAATACAGCAGAATTTAATGTAGCAAAGTAATTGTCTGTATAAGGTATTACACTACCTAAATACTTTCTAACTAAGTCTGGGTGTGATTGTATTGCTTCACTGATGCTACCAAATACAATACCATACTTTTCTAGTTCTGCTTTAAATGTTGTGGCAACACTGACACTATCAAATACTGCGTCAATGGCCACTGTAGGAATAACACTAGAGTCTTTATCTATGCCCAATAGTGCATCACGTTCATGTAATGGCACACCTAGTTTATCAAACGTATCTAATATCTCTTGTGGGATATCATCTTTGTTTCTGCTTTTAGGTGCTGAATAATAACTGAGTGCCTGATAGTCAATTGGATCATAATCTAATTCACTCCAATCAGGCTCAGTCATTTCTTGCCAACGTTTAAATGCTTTTAATCTGAATTCCAATAGCCATTCGGGCTCTTCTTTGATTGCACTAATGTTTCTTATAGTGGACTCATCGAGACCTGGAGGCAAACTCACCGAATCAGTTTCGGTACTAAAGCCTTCTTTGTATTTGGTTTGATTTAAATTTTCTACTGTCATTCTACTCGTTCAACTTTAAGTTGCAAAGGGTGTCCTGATGCTCTACTTATAGCAATGGCTTCAGTACATTTTTGATCTGCAATCTCATGATTGTATGTACCAGCAATAGCACTTCCTTTGTTGTGAACAAGCATTGTTTGATCTTTTGCTGTATTAAGATTTTTATTAAAAATTTCTACTAGGATTCTAATTACAAAATCCATAGGTGTAAAATCATCGTTAAATATGATTACATTATAGTTAGAAGGATATCGTAACTCTGTTCTAACCTTAGTCTTTGTTTGTTGTTTTGACATATACTATTTACTGTGTGGTGGTAATTTTGTTTCTATGAACCATTCATGTTTTTGCTTTACTGGATTAAACTTCTTTAATTTTAACTTAATATTTTCAATTGTCAACCTTTTTGTTTTAATTGCGGTGTAATGGTAGGTGTGACTATTTCTAGTTTCACCTTCTGGGATCATATATACTATAGTTCGTCTCTTGTCTTTCTTTGCCATAAATCTACTCAATAAAAAGGGGAGAACAGATCTCCCGTCTCCCCAATATTTACCTATAGATCTACTTGATTGAAATCTTTTGTGGTTTCATTGCATCAGGAACATTCTTGAACAATGAGATTCTCAAAATACCGTCTTCAAGTTTAGCATTTTTAACTTCTACATACTCTGCTAATTTGAAAGTTCTTACGAAGTTTCTTTCAGCAATACCCTTATGTAACCATTCTCTATTGTCACTGTCAAGTACTTCTGACTTACCAGTAATTTTTAGTGTGCCATCTTCAAGTTCAATATCGATGTCTGCTTTCTTAAATCCTGCAATAGCAAGAGTAATTTCATAGACATCTTCTGCATCTTTTGAGATGTTATAAGGGGGATAACCAGATGTATTTACAAATGAAGGTTCATTAAAGAATTCATTTACAAGTTGGTCGAAGCCAATTGAGGCTTTATAAAGTGGGGAAAGTGTGTCGGTCGTGACACGGAATTGTTGTTTTGCTACCATGATAATCTCCTTTAATTAAGCAAGTTTATATTCTATTTTCCTAAGATGTTTAAACCCAATTGGCGAATAAACAAATCGTCTTTAGCAGGGCATTCGTTAGTGTGTGTCCTGTCCTGCTAAATCCTTCCCTAACTTCGCTTTCTACTAATAGGTGTTGCCATCTATTAGTCTGTACTTGGTAGGGCCAAGTTGTATTTCTACACGTGGTCTGTTAAACCCGAGCTGTACAGTAACTTAATACCGAGCTCTTTTGAAGATTTAACTTCCCTAACCTCTTATTACTATCCAGTTACATTCATCCGTAGTAGGCAAATTTCACTTACGATCCTTTTGCCCTTACTTCGATTGCTCCCTTCGTTTGCACATCGAGGGCAATTTTGATTTACAGTAGACTTTAGTTTCTTACGATTCTATTGCCCTTGCATTTCTAAATTGCAAAGTTATTTATATAACTTACACTTATTATAGTGTTTTTTTGGTAAAAATCAACCTATTTTTGCAAAAAACCATAAGTATTTGCATGATCTTCCATAAACATAGCCATATTGGGCCTATTGGTAATAGAAATATACAGATATTAGAACACATCCAAAACCAATTATCAGGGTGGAATATTATAGATGCAACTTATTTATTTAGACTAAAACCGGTATACTGGAAAGATCCAGATAATAGATTTTTGTATAATGATACTATTCCAAATAGAAGATTACTTGTACAACAATTAGATCCTGGTACTTACTTAGAAAATAATGAATTCATGGATCAGTTAGACTTTAACCATTTACCATGTGTAAGTGATGTTACATGTGATTGGAATTTTTGGGCATGGTTGTATGGACAAGACAGAGAACACTATAACTTAAATTCCATTCCATTAAACTTAAAAGATGACTTTAATCACTTTTTGTTTTTCAATAAGAAAGCACCTTTACACAGAAAACATGCAATAGATAATATAATAAACCATGACCTAACTGATTACGGTATTGTAACTGTTGATGATGGTGAACGTTATATGACCTTTGAGGGTAACACCAGAGAAGAGGAAGAAGGCGGTCAATTATTTAAATGGAACAACCAATCACCGCCTGATGCTGGTTTAGGTAATAAAGATGTAGTAGCAAATACATTCTGTTATATTGTAGGGGAAACTACTTTCAATGATAGATTTTTAAGTGAAAAAACTTGGAAGCCTATTATAGCAAAAAGACCTTTCTTACATTTACATCCAGAAAAGTACAAAGCATTACAGGATATGGGATTCAAAACATTTGATTGTTTATGGGACGAAAAACGTGATTGGTTTGAAAACTTATTACATCTAACTACATGTAACAAACAGCAAATACAAGAAATGTATGATTCAGTACAAGATATACTAGATTATAATTATGATTACTTTTGGGGAGAGTTCCAGGAAAAAAATATTGCTACTTTGAATCAATACCTTCTTCAGATCTAAGTGCTTCTTCTATGTAAGGACCTAAATCATGTATAGGCAACTTGTCACTAAACTTTAATTTAAACATCATCATATCTTCTTTGGTCCATGGTCTAGTTCTAAGTGTTGCTTTTGCAATCACATTCACATACAATGTCATGCCATCCATGATAGAGTCATCCCAAGGATTACCATAGTTTATTTCAAACTGATAATCAGTATCCATACTCTCAAACCACTTTCTAAAAGGTAAAAGAGCATTGTGGATACCTGCTTCAGTTATCCATTCATAGTCTGCATCATCATTGCACGGAGCACAAATCAACAATACTGAATCTACAGTATTCTGGTGAATTTTATTTCTTAAGAAGTTTTCTTTATTATCTGCCATAAACGTTATGATTCGTCTTCGCCATAACGTCCACGGTCACGATTGCCATCACTGTTAAGTTCTGTGAGGTCTTGTTGTTTGTGTTTAAAGTTCTTTTCGTCTTCTGGTGTTTTCTTACCCCAAATCCTTTCCCAAGAATCTGCATAAGTCTTATTATCACTATTTACTTTTGATTGAATACTGTCACCAGTAATATCATTTTTTGTCGCCATTTTCCTTTGCCTTATTGTTGCGTTGTTCTGCTGTTACTAGAACTGCATTACAATTTGGACATGTTAAATCTATATCTAACAAATCACTAATTGCTTGGTGTTTAACAAAATCTTCTTTAGATTCTTTTTCCATACTGTTCCACATTTCTGTTGGTACCGGGTAACCTACATGTTTAATAGTTTGCAATGTACTTGAGCTCATTGTCAACCTCAGGATCATTTAAATGTCCTTTGACATCAGGATAATCTGAGTTGTAATGTAAATCATCACCTTTGAGCAAGGCAAGTTCCCAAAGACCTTTCTTACCACCGTAACTATATTTATGTTTAATTACACTAGCACCGTAACCATTCTTGAATTTGTACACATACTGTATACCACCATATTCAGGTTTAATTGTTTCAAAAGATTCTAATAGGTTGCTATCTCTCATACTCATTTTATTTTAATAATTTATTGTTATCATACATATGACAAATATCACTAAATGTATAATCATTGTTGCCCATAAATCTTAGGCTTAATCTATTACCACTATTTGCATGTACCTTATGCCAACTACTTAGAGGTATAATGTACCCACAATCATATTTTACTTTTTCGCCAACCACGTTTAAACTATCTGCATGTTCTTTAGATAATAAAAAGTCTCCATGTGATGCTGTAAGTATATTGTGTTCTAACGTTATAGGTTCTAATCCTTCTGCATCTGTTTGTTGTAGCAAATTATGTTTTTGTTTATGTTCTGATAGTAACTTTTTAGATAGGTTTTCTAGATCAATTGAACCTTTAGCAAATTGTACACTAGTCTCTTCTTTTTCACCATAAAAAGGAAAATTAAATGCAAAGTTACTTCTATTGTTTAAGTACTCACGCATCTGATCATCAGCCCAGTAAGGATGTCCTTCTCTATGCCAAAGAGTTGTACCATGAAATTTTATTAAGGTTATAGGAAAATGTACTTTACCAAGTCCTCTTTGTGGGGACGCAAGAAAATTGCTTTGAAAAGTATCTTGGAACCATTCATAAAGTGTTCTACCTACTCTATTACCATTAGGTACTGCTAGTAGATAAGGAAGTTCACTATCACCTGATTTAATAAGTTGAGGCAACCACATAAAACTTGTAGTAGCAGTTGGTTTATCTACATGATAACTGCCGTCTGCTATATCAATATCTTGATCGTCGAAAACATCTTCCCATTTTATAGGTAACTCTAGATCAGGTAAATCTATAAAAGGATGTGTTTCGTTATCTTTTCTCAACATATTGTTATTTATTCTTTTCTATTTCTCGAAAAATTTAATTCTTGTTGCCAGTTACTATTATTCTTAGCCTCATGGCCTGAGCCTTCTTGTGCTAAAATAATTCTGCCACCATCCATATCTAGACGAATACTATCAGTGGTAATAACTTCACCGTGCCTACCCATAAACACGCCTGTTATTTTTCCTTGAGTATCTTCCTTGTGAACATTTTTAATTAGTTCTATCAGTTCTTCTTTTTTCATGCTATATTATTTGTTTCTTCGTTTTGAGGATCATCAAAATACATTTTTTGCATATCATCTAATGTATTGTTTGCCTTAAACGAAATGTAACTACCAATTATAATTATGCTTATCAGCATCACTATAATCACCTTCTCTAAAATACTGTTAAACATTATCTTATTTGCCTATGTGTTTGACTTCGTTCTTTGGTACTACTTGGTATGCACCTTTGTTGTATGCTGGTGCAATAGTATATGTAGCACTAATCTTTTGCTTTTCTTTCTGCCACTCTGCGTTCTCACCGTCACCTTTGCTTTTTGAAACAATAGTAGAACTACTTGGATACTTTTTATTAAACTCTGCTATGCGTTGTTGAGCATATGACTTCTGTGGTTTGTAAACAGACCTATCGGCCCTAAGTTCTCTTTTAGGAGTATTACCGTGACAGTAATCAATGTACTCTTGGACAGTAGCATACCTCATGTCGTGCATGTTATTCTGCTTTGCCCACTTGTTATGCTTTCTCCAACGTAATTCAAACTCAGCCAATTTGGCTTTAGTTAGTTTAACTTTACGTTTGCGAGTATTTATAGTACTCAAGCCTTGTTGTAAATGCATTGTCATAATTATATTATAACTCCTAATTTTGCTTTTGTCAACAATTCTTTTTCACTCTTATACTCACCAACTAAGTAATCGCCAGCCATAACATCATTGAGAGATAAATGGCCTTCATTAGTAGTACCATCTTCCAATATAGCACCAGCATGTTGGTTAGTAATTTTAAGTGTACCGTTAAGTATGTCCTCACTAGGAACAAGATACATGTTTACTTGATCTTTACAAACTAGCACACAAAGAATATAGTCAAACTCTTTTGCTTTTGTTTGTTGAAAACTGCCATTACCACTTTGCGAAATATCTGCAAATGATAATGCACGTTCTTCAAGTAGACTAGGAATAGCCTGATACTTCTTGTTTTTGTTTTTAGGCTTACCACTGGCCGCCCTTATAACTTTGATTTCTACTTTTAGCATATCGTCGCCTTTCTCAAGTAGCCTATCAAAGTTAGTAGCCTTACATTTATTTGCTTTGTAAAACTCTTCGTAGATAACTTTGGTTTGTTTGGACTTGGTTAAGATATCAATAAACTTATCTTCAACTATTTCTTCAACAGTTTCACCAATACCTGTACCGTAATTAGCATATAAATTGTAGAATGGAAAGTCTGCTGTTTTTATAGACTCAATAACTTTGTCTAGCAGTTGAGGACTATGTTTAAGTGCCTCAAAGAAGTCTAGTGTATCACCAGCAGTATCCTCAGACCTTTCGAAACCAATTGCTTCTAAAACATGTTTATCTAACATTATTTAACCACCGTTCTTAACACTTCAACTATTACTTTACCGTATTTGGCAAACCACCCTTGATCTTCTGCCATTGCTAGTTCAGGCATCAGCATGAGTGCTGTTTCTGTACCTAGAAATGCATTACCAATTAGTAAAAAGCCTGCACTTGATACTAGTAGGTACATATGATCGTTATCTCTGAAACTGTGAATTATAATCAACAAGGTTCCAAAAATCATTGATAGGTATGCAAATATTTCCATGTCAGGATTGCTTTTACCTAGTGCAACGGTCATTCCAATAAACAAACTAGAACAACCGACTATCTTAAATGTAGTTTGAACTACACTATGAATTTTTTGCTTTTGCTTCTTAGTCATTTTTCCTTATTGGATAATGCCATTTGACAATTCGTATTGTATAGCAATACTGTTAAACAAGTTATAGTACTCGTCGTCACTATTAGGTCTATGCTCTGAACTGTAAAGATCAGCATCAACAAAGTTCCAGTTTACAGAACCGTCTTCGTTAGTGTTTTCATCTGAACTGACTGCTCTGTTAAATGCTCTAGCAAAATGGCTACTAAAAGTAATGCCATCTCTGTAAGCGGCACCTTTACCATAGAAGCCCATTTTTTCTAATGCATGACCAACTGAGTTAAGTGAAAACGTACCACTGTCTCCATCAGCATCACCTAAAGTGATTTGCATTGGATCGTCAATAATATAAAACTTGTCTGTGCCAAGTTCACCAAAGTTCTTAGACACATAGTCTTCTACAAACTTTTTACCTTTTTCAAATGCTTCAGGGTCATTGGTTCTGTATTGTATATCATACATTTCATGACCTTTCATCATCATTGTTGGCTCTTGTTGTTCGCCTAAAATTCTAACATTTAACATAAAAAACTCCTACTGCTTTATTAAATTATGTATATATTATAGCAAAAAAGGCTGAACGAGTCAACCTTTTTGCCACTTTTTTTGGTAACTTTTTACGATTTTTTGCTATTAAGTAGTCTTAAATCACCCATTGTGTAGGCTACAAACAATAATATGGGTGTAAAAGCCAATGCAATTTGAGTGTTTTTAGACACATCTAGCATACTGATTAGGTAGTTATATCCGTACACTACTGCAAACATAGTGAACAAAATACCCAGTCCAATTGAGGTTTTTTTAATAATATCTAACATAAATTTACTCCTGTTATGTGTTTAATTACTATATAATAGTACTACATCTAGTGTGTAAGGTCAACCTTTTTCACAATATATAGTCAAAAAAATACCCTCCGAAGAGGGTATTCAAATTCATAATCGGGGTGTCGATTTAGAATTTATATGTGTAGCCAACATAGAAGTTGTCAACGTCTTGTATCTTATCTAAAAGATCTTCGTCGTTGTTATCGTGGTCGATAAAACCAACTTTTACACTACCGGCGGCTAAGTCAAATGACTTAGATATTTCCCAATAAGAACCTGCATTGTCCCAGTCACCATAGGCAACGTCAACAACTTTTAATGCACTTGACTCTACTAAGTAGAAATCACCTGCATCATCAAGTCCTTTTGCGTAATATACACCAAATAGGTCAAAATTTGCGGCTACGCCAATTTCTTCCCATCCGTCAATGTCAATGCCTTGATAGCCACGATCAACATACGCAACGTTTATATCAACGCCACCTAAGTTAAAACCATAACCAACCATTGCAGTTGTCATTAAATCTGAGGTTTCATTCAAAGACATAACTTTTGCTCCAGCAAAGATACCATTGTCAAGACTTAAATTGCCTTGAGCAGAGTATCCAAAACCGTCACTCATGTTTACACCTCTGAAGATATTATCAGATGCTACACCAACTTTACCACCAATATCAGCGGCGAAAGTTGGAGCCGATAGCATTGTTGCTATCATTATTGTGAATATACCTTTCATATATTCCTCCTTTTTATATACGTTACTGAATTTTAAAGACGACTATAGCCGGCCTTTTGCGACAGTAACTATTCTATTTTACTAAAAATTGACTCTAAGGTCAACCTTTTTTTGGGAGTTTTTTGAACCTTTTTTTGATATTATAAGACTTTTATTTATCAATAATTTGTGCGATATTTGTGCAGACTCTTTAGATAATCCATAAAAAAAGCACCCTAAGGTGCTTTTAATATAACAGAGTTTAGTTTACACTAATCCGTTTGCTAGTGCTTTATAACCAGCGGCAATAACAGCTCTTGAAGGTGTACCTAATCTGTACACGTTTCTGCTTCTGTTTTTAGTGTCAGTCACTGTGTTCAAATAGATAGGATATCCTTTGAATCTTAGTGATTGGATCACTGCTTGTGGGTTACCAGCACCAAAAAATGATTTGATTTGTGCTGAAGATAAAGTTCTGCCTTCTTGTAAAGCGGATAGAACTTTGCTTTCTTTAGTTGTTGATGTAGTCATATGACCTCCTAATTTTCAACTTAATGGTTAGAACACCCTTGCTCTAACTTGTATACTATTATACACATATTATCCACAAGGTCAACCTTTTATTTTAAATTATCCTTTATATCTCTCTGCTAGGTACGTTTGGTGATGTTTCCAAACGCCTTTATCTATGAAACCCCATTCTCTTACATGGGGGCCTGGAATGAATAAAGTCCATACATCAGTGCCAGGCTCCAACTCAATGCGGTGAAGGCTACGACTGCCAGCAAAGCGGACAGTTCCGGGTGATTGCCACTTTCGCTTGCCAGTTGGTTGATGCTCCCAATACCCACCTTTAAGGATAATAGTGCAATAAGGCCAAGGATGGTCATGTAAATCATCTGGATCTCCCTTGTGAAAGTTGTGTAAAAATATATTAAATGGGAACCACTTGCGTTCTTTTAAAAACAAGTAGTACCTAGTTAAATATGGTATGTTACTTTGTCTATCTAGTATTACCCTTTTTCGACCAATAGACTCTAAGAACTTCAGTAAAAGTGTCATACTCTGTGATACCTATCTATCTTCTTTAACCACACGTTTGCGTAAACTACTACTGCTGAAAGAATGATCTCTTCCATTGTATATAATCTTACTGCCACGTTGTTTAGCAATGTCTTTGCCTGTAAAGTCTTTGTTTTTATATTCGTCACCTAATATACGAACGTCTATTGGTAATGTGAGGAGTAAGTCAATTAAGTCTTGCTCGGTGTTGTAAATAACTATTTCATCTACATACTTAACTGCCGCTAATTGTATTTGTCTTTCGACTATTGTCTGTACAGGTGCATTCTTTCTTGGGCGGTCTAATGTTGGATCATTTTGTAGTCCCACAATTAAAAAGTCACAATGTCTTTTGGCTTCTTCTAACATTGTAACATGTCCTGCGTGTAGCAAATCAAATGTGCTACAAGTAAATCCTATCTTACCGCAATCTTTATAATGTAATCTCATCTCTTACTACCGGTCGTTTACTGTAATCTAATTTACCTGCTTTAATCTTGCAAGGAATAAATTTAGCATTGTTTATAACTTTTCTAAGTTCTTTATCTAACTTAGTTCCATCGTTTAGTAGTTCATTGCTGTAAGGAACTTCTACTGTGATTGTTGCTCTGATAATTTTATCTGTCATTATGAATAATCTTGTAACATTTTCCTAATTTCTAGAGCATGTTGCTCTTCCATTCCAATTTGTCCTCTAGCATATTCTTCTAACATTATACTAGCATCTGCTACTTCTTCTAGTAGCACTTTGTACATTTCTACTGCCGCTATTTCATGGTCTAGGCTTTCTTGTAGAATCTGCTGTACACTATGATCATGATTTTCTTCTATGTTAGCAATACGTTGACTAGGGTGTCCTTCAAAGCCTGTAATGAATTCGCCTGCCTGTAAGGCGTGTGCTAAACTTTCAGTTGCTTGTTCTTGTAAGAATATCACGATTGGTATTCTATTAGGTCCTCTGACCATGAGTGAACTGTGTGCGTATCTAACAACACCAGCCATTTCTAATTCCACTATTCTATTAAGTATATCGCATACTTTAGATTCATTTAATTCTTTCAATTCCATATGTCCTTATTTTCCTGGTAAGCCTGCTTCTATGAACTTACCTATTTGTTCCATTTGGTCTGCACTAAGCATTCCTGCCTGTGCCCACATAGTAGCACTCATTGAACCTACTTGTCCTTTGTTCTTGTAAGTGTTAAGTCTGTCCACAATGTATGCTGAACTCTGTCCTGCGAGTTTAGGGAATGGTCCCATGCCTTGTCCTTCTGCTCCGTGACATGCGGCACAACCTGCCCATAAACTTCTGATATCACTAAACTCGTCCAAGTTAGCCAATGCTTGTTTGCGTTGCTCTATCTCAGATGGTGTGCCGTTAAGTGCTACATAGTCTACATAGCATTGTCCAGTACAAGTTGTATTACTTGTTGCACCAGTGTATTCTAAATTTGGATATACTTTAGCAACAAAGAAAACACTTATTGCTAAACATCCTAATAACGTCATTCCTAATTCTCTCATTATTCTCCGTCGTAATACTCAAGACGTTCTATGTCGTCTTCAGTTGTTTCTTCACCATATTGTATTTCTATAATATGACATTGTTGATCACTTTCGTTTACTATTTGATGCCAGTCACCCTTTTTAATATGAATCACTTCATCAGTTGTAAAAGTAGTAATTGTAAAATCTTTTGGATTGTTTGTATCTAGTCCATGTTTTACAGTACACTCACCTTTGCTCACAAACCACATTTCACTACGTTTAAAGTGTCTTTGATAACTCATACCTTTGCCTGGTTCAATTACCAACTCTTTAACTTTAACTGCTGAGTCTTGAAACAAGTCACTAAACTCGCCCCATACTCTGCGTTCTGTTGGGTACTTCCATTCCTTTAGTATCCAACTACTGCTATTGGCTTTATGATCTCCACCAACACTAAACTTAAACTCATAGCCATCTACTGACATTTCTGGTATGTTGTCTTTGCCTCTGTCACCTCCGTTACAGAATATGTAATCATGATCGTGTCCGAATGCATCTCTAACTTGTATTAGTCCTTTGGTTACACTTCCGTCTTCGTCGTCAACAGCATACACATTGTCTACCATGTCCATGCGTTGTACTATAATTGATCTTTCTTCAAAAGGTAAAAAAGGTCGACCCTTCTTTCTGGTAAGCCAGTCATCACTGTTGCATAATACAACAAGTTTATTACCAAATGCTTTTGCACTTTCTAATAGATTTATATGACCAGAATGCAGTGGATCAAAACCTCCACTGACAACAACTATTTTCATTACCCTACACCACGTGAACGAAGCCTTTGTTGTATAGCCTCTTTGTATTGAGCGTGTTTACGTTTCTTACGTTTACACTTCATCCACTTAGTACCAGTTGGCTGATACATGTGGAAGTCTCCACGTTGCTCTGCATCTCTAACGTATTTGTTCCAACGTTTTTTTGCTTGGTCTTTTTTACGTTTTCTTTTTACAGAAGGCTTTTCATAATATTGCTGTTTAGCAATTTCTTTTTGGAAATCAGATTTTTCTAATCTTTTCTTGAGAATTCTAATGGCTTTATTTACATCACCATTGCGAACTTCAATACTAGCATCAAACTCTTTTTCCTTAGGTTTACTGTTATCAAACTTTTTCTTAAAGTCCTTATTGTAACCTTTGGTAATTTGCTTACCTTGTTGTTTAAAATTTTTACTCAATGTCTACCTCATTTTTTTAAGTTTATAGTTTGTGTCTACTTCACTAATACCAGTATTATACGATAAAACTGGATAAGAGTCAAGATCTTTTGGATATTTATTAAAACTAATCTTATCTACACCATTTAGTTTAAGGGTTGGTGCCCTAAACATAATGTTATGTAAACTTGATTCTATAATACTTTTCAACCCTCTAGCACCTACTTTTCTGTCAATGGCTAAGTTAGCCACATCTTTTAAATATTGTTTAGAAAAGTCAATCTGTATATCATCAAATTCTAATAATTTTTGCATTTGTTTAAGTACACTTCCTTTTGCGTTCTGTAATACTTCTACCATTTGTTCTTCAGTCAAACCTCTGAGATGTATTAAGTTTGGTAGTCTACCTACAAATTCTGGAATCAAACCAAATTCAATTAAGTCTCTATGTTCTACATATTCTAACCATGAATCTGATTGAAATTTTTCGCCAACTGCTTTATTAAATCCAATTGACGTTTTGTTCAGTCTCTTTTTAACTACTTGTTCTAAACCAACAAATGAACCACTTACTACAAATAATACATTCTGCGTATTAAATTCTATAAATTCATCCATACGTTTGGAGCCATTAGTTGAAACTTTTATTGTGGTGCCTTCAATAAGTCTTAGTAATGCTTGTTGTACACCCTCTCCGCTAATATCTTTTGTGCTGGTATTTGATTCACTACTTCTAGTTTTTTTATCAATTTCATCAATAAAAACAATACCTCTTTCTGCTAATTCTATATTCCAGTCGCAAGTGTTAAGTAATCTTTCTATAACACTTTCAACATCTTCACCTACATAACCTGCTTCAGTAAGTGTTGTTGCATCTGCTATAGCAAATGGTACCTTTAGTTTTTTAGCAAGTGTTTGTGCTAATAATGTTTTACCTGAACCAGTAGGACCTACTACAACACAATTACTTTTTTCTATTTCATTCTTTGTATCAAATAATATTCTTTTATAATGATTGTAGGCACTTACACTCAAAACTTCTTTTGCATAGTCTTGGCCAATTACATAATCATCTAAAAAATCTTTTATTTCTTGAGGTTCTGGAATATGTTCTAAGTTGAGTTCTTCAACTTCTACATCATTGATAATCTTATGGCTAATGTTTATACACTCGTTACAAATGTAACTAGTTGGTCCTGCTATAAGTTTTTTTACTTCGTTTCGCTTTTTACCACAAAAACTACATTCAAGATTAGTATCTTTTTTGTCAGACATTATTTTTTGAAATACCTCGGTTCAGTGTTATCATTATCATTGTCCTTAGTTGGTAATGGTACTGCCCAAAAGCCCAACTGTTTATTTAATTCTTCTTCGCTGTATTTCTGTAAAAGTTCGAATATTTCTTTTGCACTTAATCCTTCTTTGTTAAGTTCACTGGCAGAAATCAATTGTGCCGAACGTCTTAAATCCTTTGAAGAATCTTTTTCTACAACTTCTGGTTTTGTCTGTAATTTATTTATTAGTTCTTGGTTGTGTGCTTTTAATTTTGCGATCTGATCTCTATATAGTTGTTCTTGATGATTTGATAAAGGCATAACAACTTCTCTAACGTTGTCTCTAGACTTAACTTCAACTTCAACAATCTTTTCAACTATTCGCTCTGGTCCGGGGACTTCGACTTCCACGATTCTTTCCACGACCCGCTCTGGTCCGGGGACCTCAACAATTCGCTCTGGTCCGGGGACTTCGACTTCGCGAGTGACCACAACCTCCTTTGGGACCTCGACCTTGCGTTCAACCTCGACAATTTTTTCGACCTCAATTTGTATCTCCTTTTCAACAATTACTTCTTTAGGTTTTTTATCTAATTGATCCAAGGCATCATTCAGATATGATAATGTTTTACCATATCTGATCCAAAGATCATCTAGAGCCTGTTGTATTTTATTTTCCTTTTGAGTCATCGTTGTCTAGTCTTTTTGCTATTTTCTTTTCTAAATCAAGAATTTCTTTTGGGGGTCTGATGTTTAGTTTAGGCGACTTTTCTATTATCTTTTCTATAACGACTTTCTCTGGTTTTTGTTTCTGTAATTGTTTAACAAGGCCTTCGAGCTCATCTATTTTTTTATTATTGGCCGCGGCACTTTCTGCCATTGCAACTGCGGCATCTTCAACTGCACTCGGTACATCTTGTAAGTCTGGCATATTATCGCCGTACTTTGCTCTTGCTTGTTCTTCGAAGTCACTGTCATGCCAATCATCATTTAAATCGATTGAAGTGTCTTCTTTATCCTTTGGCATATCTGGTCCTGTTTTTTCAAGGTTTATGCCATAACGTAATAAGGTTTGGTTGGCCGCGATCACTAGCATAACTGCTAATGGGTCGAACACGAATACCAACATAAGTATGAATACTTGTACTGCTTTGTCAAGTAAGTCTGATGAGTCACCACCAAATAATAATTGTGCAACATATTTTATAGGTCCTACTTCTTTTTCTAGGTTTCTAACTTCTTGTTCTGCTTCAAACTTTTCGTCTTTAAGTGTTGCTATAACATTGTATATTTCATCAATATCTGTATTATATTCTTCAATTTTTATTAGGTTGTTGTCTTGTGATTGAGTACTTGAATTCCTCAATTTGTTTATTTCTACGTTTGCATCATCAATAGTTGTTTGTGCCTGAGCCCTATACCTATCAATGTTATTCTGTTGTGATTTTATATCATCTCTGATTTGATCACGTTGTGGTGTTTGCTGTTCAAACAATGTATTTGCTTGAGCAACATAGTCTATAGTTTCTGTTTCAGCACGTCTAAATGTTCCGCCTTCTTCAGTAGTAATAACTTCTACACCTTTTTCTCTAAGGTCATTTACTGCTTTGTCTAGTACTGCTAATTGATTTCTTAGACTAGTTATTTGTCCTTGTGCATAATCTATATCGCCTTGCACTCTTTCCCATGCACCATCTCTGATAGTTTCTTGTTGTTTAATACTTTCACTTACGTCAACTGTACCGCCAACACCTAATATTCTATCTTCTAAGATGTCTATTTTGTTTTCTTGCCTAGCAATTTGCCCGTCTATACGATCTACTGTAGCAAAGGCATCACCAGCCACACCTGCTTGGTCTAAATGTGCTTTACTAAGATAACCAAAGATACCCATACTTGTAATCAGCATGAGTATAAGGACTGCTACACTTAGATACGTTTTTAGAGCCAAGGTTGTTTCGTCCCAATACCTATAAAGCCAACTTGCTGTAAGTAATTTACCTACTTCAAGTGTTCCAGCCATTATAGCGATTGGTAATGCCGCCGCACTAAATATTGCCATTAAACCAGCAATACTAAACCAAGCCGCAACTCCGGCTATGGCTAAGGCAGTAAATAATGTAAGTAAACCAAACAACATAGTAAACATATTTATCAGATTATAAATACATGTATGATACTTAATTGGATACATAACAGAGAAACTAAAGAATTAAAGTGTGTTATAAACGATAACCTGCATTATATTACTTTAGATGGTGGTGGAACTATAACAAGATATCTTGATGGTAATGAATATGTTATTACTGACTGGGAAGATCAAAAGTATTGGTTGAGTGCAAATTATCCTGAATTAGGAGTTTACGAACCATTTAATCTACCTGATGATTTACAAGAACAATGGATGATAGATAATAATTGGAAAGAAGCATTTCCTTTATTTGGCAAGTGTCCAGATGGTCATTACTTAGACCGATTACAAAGATTAGCAGAGTTGCAAGAACTCAAAGGATACTACGATTTTATTTACGAACCAGAAAATAAATTAAATATTATAATGAAAAAAGGTGAGTATTTTAAAAGAGAATGGTGTGAAGAAAATAAAAGTTTTTACAATCTACAACCTTGTTGTGTATTTCCAGATAATCCTGGTTTAACTCCCCTCACAAAAGAAGAAGCAGAAAGTTATAAAAGTAGAGGGTAGGTCAGACTACCCCTACAGTCAATCTACACAATGCCTACTGGCACTTTGCAAAATACTGGACCCTACTGTTTTCGGGACACGGATTTCTAATGTTCTTATTATTGTGCGTTTTCTTTGAAACGCATTCTTTGTGTATCAGCAAGTTCAACAGTGGCACTATTATGTGCATGTTCTCTTACTGTAGTACTTTGCACCCAGCATCTTCCATCTGTAAGTTTATTTACAATTTCATCTGCTTTGTCAAAGGCCATTTCAGCAAATCGTTCACAACCTGTGTGCGAAACAATTCTTAAGTCAACTAAACTTTTTGCTTCTAGTTCTTTAAATGTTTCTAACTCTGGATCATCTTCAGCCACTAAGTAAGTGTGGTCGAACATTTCTTTGAGCCATTCTTTAAGTGGCTTTAATCCACCAAAGTCTACAATCCAATTACGCTCATCAAGTTGATCTCCACCAAAAGTGAATTCAAACTGTAATGCATAACCGTGAATTAAATTACAATGACTATCTGCTTTCCATTGTCTAAATGCACAAGAGTGTCCTGTTGCATGTGTGTATGTCTTTCCTGAATAGAATCTTTTCATAAGTGTATTATACTGGTTTTTAAATGAATGTCAAGTTTTTTATACAATTAAACTTGTTGTTGATTGAACGTATGCTTTTGATGTTTCATCATTAGTTTTTACAACACTCATACAATGCTGTGCTTGTATCGTATGCTTTAAGTCTGGATCGACTGTGAGCATAAATGGTAATAGTCCGTAACCATTTTGATTCATAGAAACAATCATTGGTTTAGATACCGTTGTATATTCGTCAGTTGTTTCGTCTAATGTGCCAATTAGTTCTTCGCCAGTTATAAGTCTAACACTTACAACTTCGCCTTGCTTTAGTGGTTTTTGTAATAACATAATATATTCCGTTTTGTAATAGGAGTATTTACCCTATACAAAAACCAACCTAAAACTTTTCTGGTCTACTTTTTCTTAAGAGCCTGCTTTTCCATTATGGCAACTGCTTTGTCGTATTCTTTTTTATCAATTACGCCTTCAGCAAGTAGTCTTGTTCTGTTTGCCATATGTCTTTCATATAACTCTTCTTTGCTACCACCATAGTAATCAACACAATGACCTGCGTCCATTAGTGCTGTTACTACACTACATTGCTCGCCATCTTTGTCAATAATAAAATCACCAAGGATACGTCCGAACTTGCCTTTCATATCTTCGCCATCTCTATTGATTTGTGTTTTTAGAATTGAGGTTTTACCTAGCATTGCCTTAAGAGCATCTTTGGCCGCTAAACCAAATACTTTTTCAACCTTATCGCTTGTTCGACTTTCAGGGGTGTCGATACCCATAATTCTTACTCGTTCGTCACTGAGGACCACACCGAAGCCTAAATCTATGTCTACGTCTACTGTGTCACCATCAACGACTTTGAGTATTTTACATCTATACTCGTACATCGTTACTCCTACATGCTACCTACCAGCATTATAAGAGTATTTATCGATTATTAGTCGTTTCGTACTAGGAATGTATGGTTATAAATTTGTGCAGAAACTGGATATGCTGACCCCCAACTTGGACTACTAATATTATGATTATAATAATGTGTAGCACCACTAGTTGGATCTATTGTTATGCCTTTCATAGACAACAATGCAACTTGCACACTTTGTTTCCAGGCTTCCATATTTGGACCAATTGGTTTATATTTTCTATCACCAGTCATATAAACAATATGTATAGTATCAGCCTTTCCATCACAATACCAACTAAACTGACATCTAGCAATAACAGGAACTTTATTACCATTCCATTTAGTTCTATAATCTGCTTGGTGTACAACATCGCAAATGTTGTTTGGATACTTAGGGTGTTTTACTCTGTTAAGTGTAACATGAGCCACAGCACTTTTACCTGCTAGTGTTTCACCTTTTGCTTCATGGTAAACATTCTGTGCTAGGCATAAGGCCTGTTCTGCATCAACGTTTATATTGTTTAAGTTATACGGAGCATAATTTATCATCATGCTTAGTAATACGGTTTTTATTGTAGTAATTTCCATATTGCACCTTCCTTATGTATATATTATACTAAAAAATGTGTTCTATGTCAAGTGTTTTATATTTATTAAATTTGGTAGCCTTGGGTAGAAAATATATTAAAATTTTCCTTACACCAATCATTCATTTCATTTACGTTTTTTAATTGTAGCATTTTATGATGTGCTATTAGTATATCTTCTTTTTGAATATTTACTTTTTCTATTTTGTTTGCATAGTTATAATGTTCTAAAATAGTAGGGTGCAATTCTGGTGAACCGCTATGCATGTAAAGTGGTTCTCTACTACCCCATTGACCTTCTATGCTAACAAGAGTTTCCATCATAGTGGGATATTCAAAGTTTATAATTTCTGACACATATTGCAAATGATCTAATTGTTGTTGATTTAAATTTTGATATTCAACAAAGGTTGTATCAAAAATATCATGGATTGCTGTGAACCAATAACACAATTCATTTGCTTCTAGATATTCCTTTAAGAAAATAATATCATTTAAACTTTGCATCAGCATCCAGTCTTTAGGAACGTCTGGATTTGCAAATTGAGAACCTTGACATACCCAAACAGTTTCACCGTTATCGGTACTAATAGTATCAAGTCTAAATAAGGAAGGTAACATGATAATAATTTTGTCTAGTTCAGTAAAATTATATTTGCGATTTGCATTAGCAACTTTATGTAGTATTTGAGTTATTCCACCACCTTTTTGTCCAAAGTTATAACCATCATTGTTATAGCAAATCATGTCTGCCCAAGTAGGCCAATACCATTCTGTAAAACTACAACCAAACGTAAAAATTCTACTATTACTCATCAGTTATGTCTTTGAATGGAATCCTAGATGCTTTGTCTAATGCTTCGTTGGTATCATAGTTTATATCTTCATGTCCGGGCATAGGATCTTTTACTTTAGTAATAACTGGCCATTTTTCGTCTTGGCTCATCTTTTTGTTGAATTCTAACCAATGGTGATCTTCTGGTTTTAGTTTCCTATCACTTACAATAGCATCGACTGGGCACTCTGGTTCACAGATTGCACAATCAATACAGATATCAGGATCAATGACTAGGGTATTTTCGCCTTCAAAAAAACAATCAACAGGGCAAACCTTAACACATGCGGTGTGCTTACAATCTACACATTCCCCTTTTACAACGTAAGTCATTCATTCTCCTTTATGACCTATTATTTACTCAAAATAAACCATTTCACTTCGTTTTTTAAGTAAATGATTAAATATTAGCAACTGATTGGCAATGAACCAGTTGACAAAAAATGTTTTTCGCCCCTCATTAAGATGCGATATATAGTAAAGGAACTCGGCGTTCCCCAGTCAGTACAACACTTTTAAACTCCGGAGTTTACTGTTTGTTGGTACAAGTTGTAAAGTTGTTCACTGGCTAAGTTCTTAGCCTTTGCTTCACACTGAATATCGAATTGATCTATGAAACTTAGTGCCCATAGATTAGCATCCTTGTTGGGATAGTAATCTGAATGTGCTCTTAGTTTCTGTTTCTTACGACCTTGTTCAAGTAGTCCCACGATATCATGCATACCAACGTGGGTATTGTCAGTATCAGGTAAATGCTCGTCACGACTGTAACTATAATGCATAGCAGGGCGAACTCCACGCCAACTGTCGATAACCTCTTTAACTCTGTCATCCTGTGGTTGTATGTATTCTTCATCTCTGATCCAGTGATGGTGTATATCTAATACAAGTGCTACATGGTCTTTTAGTTTGAGACTTTCGTCTAGACCCCAACACATCTCATCATTCTCAATAGTTATTGTATTTAGTGCTTCGGGTGATAATCGAGGCAAAGCCTTTATTACACCTTCTGCACCTTGTCGTCCACTAATGTGTACGTTTATTTTCATGTCTTGCCACTGCTGACCATAACCCATCCAACGTGCCATATTGGCATGATACTCGAATTCGTCAATGCTACGTTCTACAACGTCTGGCTTATCTGAAGCCAACACACAAAATTGACCAGGATGGAAACTAATACGAACATCACGTGACTTCGCAAGTTCTCCAATCTTGGCAAATCCGGCCTCGAGTACTCTAACGTTAGTTGGATCATCCCATAAGTAACGCCAATTAGGCTCAGTAGCCATAGGTATTTGATTACTTCCAAGTCTCACCATCCTCCTGTTTTCGGGCAATGTGCTAACCCATTCAACGAGGTTGTATGCACTTTGCATATTATGTGTAACAACATCAAGTAATTTTTGTTCAGCAATAGACTTTTCTTGTCTATTACACCAAGCGACAGTTGTGCCTTTTTCTGTAAAGTTTTGTTGAATCTCTTTAAGTACCTTTGGCTTCTGACTTTGATCAGGGTCCATGTACTTGCAACAAAAACCTATACGTTGTATACTATTATTAAACATGTCAGTATTATATACTATTGATATAGCAATGTCAATAAATAATTGCATGAATTTAGAAAAAATTGATGGTATCATTGCTTGTGGAGATAGTTATACATTAGGTCCTAGGTATGGTGATGATATACATCATGAGGATAGTTGGCCTAGCATTTTAGGTAAATCACTATCTATGCCTATTTCAAACGTATCTAGAGGTGGTGCAAGTAATACTGAGATTTCATTACAACCATTAAAAACTTTATCTAGATTTAATAGTCCATTATTGATATTTGGATTTACTGTAGATATACGTTATCCATTTTTTACCAGAGATGGCACTTTACATAGCATGAATGGTTTAAGTGATGAGGACTTTGAACGTGAAGATAACGTAAGAAACAACAGAGTAACACTAGCAAAACAATTTATGCAACAATTTTTACTTCCTGTAAACAATAAAACTGGCATGGAGAACTTGTTTGTGCAATCTGTAAAAACAGCAATGGCATATAAAAAACTAAATCCTAATGCAGTAGTGATATGGGGACATATACATAGTCAAACACCAACCACACAAATTAAACCAAATCATGATTTAGCATCAGAGAGTATGTATTGTTTTAATAGTATTACAAATAGTAAACCATTACAATCATTGATACAGGATAATACTGACGCATGGATTTCCCAAACAGACATGCACCCTAACAAATTAGGCTGTACCGTAATTGCAGATAGCATTCAAAGTTACATTCAGCAATTTTAGATAAATAAACATTGTAGATTAGTCTACATAATCGATTATTAGACGGAGTAACCAAAAATGGCAGATATAAATAATTTTGCGTTAAAAGGACTGGGCAATTTAGTACAGTTTGGTAAACGCGGATTAAAAATCCTCACAGACACGACAGATGACTATTTTAGTTTTACTGACAACGATGGTACAACTCTAGTTGAAGTACGTGGTGCTAATGCTACGGTGGCTAGTGCATTCATGACCAAAGGTCAATTTGATGCCGCAACATCACCTATAGCACAATATGTTAGTACCGAAGTTGCGTACAATACAGGAACAACAACATTGTTTGAATGTCCTGCTAACTCTTTAATTTATAGTGTTACTGTTGATGTACCTAGCCCTTGGGTTAGTGCTAACGACACAACTGCAATAGTAGTTGGTGATGGTAGTGATGCTGATAGATTATTCACATCTGATGATGCTGACATGACTGAGACTTATCAGTTCCACAGCAATTATCAGCACATTTATACTGCCAATGCTAACGTAACAGCAACAATTACTCAGGGTGGTGCATCAAGTGGTGTCGCTACTGTAACTGTTTTAGTTGTTACTGAGAACTTATCTGTTAAAGATTACGGTTCAATTGCAGACTTAGGCGGAATATAAAAATAACTAGAGTTCAAAGAAGATATTAAAAGCCCCCAATTTATGGGGGTTTTTTTTGATTAAAAAAAGGTTGACATAACCTCTATACTTTGTTATACTATCTAGTTCATATACAAGATCATAGGAGGTTTTTATGAATAGTATATTAAAAAGTGCTGGCGATTTTATTGCCGGTTTAACAACCATCTTAGTATCATTGCTAGGGTTAGGTATTATTGCACAATTATTGTTCGGTAGTACTATGGTTATAGGTGATGTTGTTGCAAACATTACTTCGTTAGTTTCATCTTTAGGTGAAAGTGGCTTAGTAGGTTTAATTGTAGCCATCATTGTTATTGGATTAGTGTCTAAAGACAAATAATTTAATAACTAAATGTACGAAGGGCTGTTAGAAATAACTGCCCTTTTTTTGTGGTTGTGATAAATACAAACATATAGAATTATTTTTAAAGGAATTTCAAATGTTTTTTAAAAAAGACACAACATTAGATCGCGAAGCGGTCTTTGAACAACTCAAAATTGATGAAGGAGTAGTACATGAAATCTATCTCGACCACCTCGGGTATCCCACCTTTGGAGTCGGTCACCTTATCCTCGAAAGTGATGAGGAACACGGAAGGCCAGTTGGAACTGCAATTAGTGAAGAAAGAACACGGGCGTGTTTTGAAAGAGATCTTGACATTGCCATCGGAGAGTGTGAACTATTATACGAAGATGGGGTCTTTGGAGACTTACCAGACGAGGTACAGCAAATCTTGGTCAATATGATGTTCAACATGGGTAGAACAAGATTAAGTAAATTTAAAAAGATGCATACTGCTATCCTAGAAAGCGATTGGAAAACAGCCGCAGTAGAAGGCAGAGATAGCCGTTGGCACAAACAGGTAACTAACCGTGCTGAAAGACTAATGGAAAGATTAGAGAACGTATAATGAAAATAACTGATTTTTTAAATGAAGCCGATCAAGTAAAGGCTAAAGAAAAAAAGCCTAAAAAGATCAAACCTAATAAAGGCAATGAAAGTCCTCATCCAATGAGAGGCAGACTAGTAGGCGAGGGTAATAAACCTCAAAAGCCAAAGCCATACCAGCCTAATAAAAATCAGCCTAACCCAGTAGCAAAGCATTCACGTAATAAAAGTGGTGCTGGTTCTCATAAGTCTCCCAAAGACTATGATAGAAAAGATAAAAAATTAGACATAAGATCACAAATGGATGAAGCCACATACATTGCAGACAGAGGTGACATTATAGACTACATCTTAAAAGAAATTAAAAAAGAAGCATACAAAGATATTGGTATGATCAAACACCTAGCAGATATGATAGGTAAAAAAGTTAGTGTAAGATATCACAAACATAAAAAAGAAGGTGGAGTATTGCAATTAGAAATGTATGATGGCGATATACCTTTTAATAAATGTCCACAATGTGCAGGTGATATAGTTCACATTGATGAGGCAGAAGGCAAAAAAGATGCCTGTTACCACAAAGTCAAATCCAGATATAAAGTTTGGCCAAGTGCTTACGCCAGTGGTGCATTAGTAGAATGCAGAAAGAAAGGTGCGGCTAATTGGGGAAACAGTAAGAAGTAAAATGCTTATAAAAGAAATCATAGAAGATATAACTACTCTTAATACAGCACCTAAGTTAGGTAAACTTCCGCATAAAGAAGTAGAGTCAGTTATTCATCAATGGGTCAACCAAGAAGACCATATAGAATTAAGTAATGGAATGCATGTACTCAGTGGTGAGAATCATGGTTACGACGACAATGTAGCACTCATAGTTGATGCTGATTATAAAATTTTAGATCACGATGATGACATTGTTGAATTGATGCAACAATTCACAGCACAAGAAATAGACCCAAGTATTGTAGAAACAATAGTTGAAAAATGTTGGAAAGGTTATCAAAAGAAAGGCATGAAGACTATGTTTGGTAAACGTGTTCCTAATTGTGTTAAGAAAGAAGCAGTTGAAGAAGATTTAAAAGCCTGGTTTGGCAAAGGCAAGGCCAAAAATGTTTCTAATACCAAAGGGAAGTAACTAAGTATGTATTGGTTATTCATATTAGCATTGAAAAGCATTCTATCAAGTATAATCGGTAGTAGTTTTTATCAATGGTTTAAGAATACAAAAGCCGGCGTATGGTTTCAAGTAAAATTAGACAGTACAATGGAATGGGTTGCAGAAAGATACGATATTGAAATTGCCACTAAAGAAGATAAGTGGTTATCTCAATATCCAAACTTAGCAAAACGTATAGAGGACCTGGAAAAGGAAATAAAAACATTAAAAAATAAAAAGAAATAAATGGCAAAAGCAAGTAGAAGAAACAAACACACATCACTAATCAACGGAATAGGAAGAAAATGCTCTTCTATTGGAGTTGGTGGCAGAGGTAGAAAAACTAAAGTTGCTACGTCAACTATGAACAAAGGTAAGAAAAGACAATTAAAAGTTTATAGAGGACAGGGGAAGTAACATGCCAGTAAAATTTGGAAAAACATCTATTATTAGAGACAGACAAACTGGTAAACTTACAACACAACATGACTACATGAAGCACAAATCCAAAGAGGAATTATTCGAGTATATCAACAATGGGCAAAAACCTAAAATCAAACAAAAATGCCGCAACGAACTTGCTAGGCGTGGAGTTAAAATAGTTTATGTCGATAGATCATCTGAAGAATAACGAACCTCTTTTTTCTATAGTAGATATCAGAAACCCTAAAATATTAGATATATTAAACACCAGTGCGGAATTAGGGTTATTCGATGACACATCAAAAGCAATCGTAAAATACGATTCAATAGACTACGAAAAAGAATCTACAACATATACTAGCATTGAATTTTATGAAACCGTAGTTGCACAAAACAAAGAAGACCATGGTAGAGTCAATCAAGATTCTTGGATTGATGCTAACGGAAATCAACGTACAGGCGCTGGTCCAATCAAACACAAAAAGAATGGCTTTGCAGATAAAACTCCTGGTGGAAAACACTTTATTAAATGCTTTGAAGAAATTACAGGTATGGATATGGGTGACGGTTCTCAAGACTTTGCAGGATTTAGATCTAGTGTATATAATCCAGACGGCTATCTAAGTTGGCACAAAGACGATCACTATGGCGTTTTTACTCTAATGTTTAGTTATTGTGTAGACAATCCCAATGGTTTTTACAGGTGGGTAGATAATAAAACTGGAGAAATGACCACAATATCAGATAAGGCTGGATGGTCTTGTAAAGGCATGATTATGATAGATGAGGCACATGCAGAATGGCACACCATATATACTAGTACTCCCAGATGCTCATTAGTAGTTACATTTGGAGAATACGAGGACTTTTTAAATCTTAAGAATTTAATTCAATCTGATAAATAGTATTAAACATTGGAACATACTATGAAGTTATACAAATTTTTAACAGAATCATCCAAAATCAAAGAAAGCGACGATCCAGCACCACAGCAAGATATAGTAGATAAATTTGCTGGTGTAAGTGATAAACTTCGTTCATATTACATCATGAAGTGGGCTGAAGAAAAAGGCATGAGCAGTGATAAGGCTATGTGTCTCGCAGGTTATGTTAGAGATGGTTACATGGGTGCTGGTGCTTGGAACTGGCGTTATGTAGGTATGAACGAAAGTGTACAAGAAGGTGAAGAAAGAAGCATTATTCAAGATGCAGTAGTAGATCATTTAATAGATACATTTGGTGGTCAAAATTGGATGATATTTGCCGATACTAGAGAACAACTAGAAGCAAAAATGTATGATGAGATTGAAACATTAAGTGTTGATGAAGTAGTAGATTCTAATATGGAAGTAGGTGGACAACCAATTGGTAACTTTGCAAGTGGCAGAGTATTAGATGTTATAGATAGCAGTAGTGCTATTGAAAGTGCAATGCAACATGTAGAAGGATTAGACGAAGGCAAAAGTCCACACAAGAAAGGTTCAGCAAAATATAAAAAACATATGGCGGCTATGCATGCCGAAAATAAAGATGAAGTAGATGGTGCAGATTATTCACAAGACGGAATGATTGGTACCCCCGATGGTTACTACGATGCTGAACAAAGACAAGAAGCGTACCGAGACTTAAAAGATGCATTAGGTACTGCACAAAATTGGCAAGAAGATTCAATCAAAGATGGTATATGTCCAGAGTGTGCTGGTTCAGGTTACATGGACGGCGAGTACGAGGACGAAGATGGAAACGAAGGATCGGAGTGTTATGGTTGGGGAGAATTTGGCTGTGACGAAGGCGAAATGACTCAACGTGACAACGGATTACCTAACTGGGCAGAAATTGCCAAACATGATGAGAGACAAATGGCAAAAGCAAATAAAGGTCCAGCACCGGACAAAGAAACAATAATGAAAGTATTACCACGTTTACATGATGACTATGTAAAAAGTGGAAGATATAATGCATTTGAATTACCAAGCATACTTAGACAAATGTATCCAGAGTTAGGCAAAAGAGAAGCCTCTGGTTATACAGCAGAGTTTTTCAAAACATTTAATGAACAAGCAGAATTAAAAAGATTAGCAGGTGTAGAGGAATCTGTACCTTACAGTAAAAGTACTGAAAAAGATTTAGCCGATAAGATGTTTAAAGCGGCAGATGAAAGAAAACGTAAAGAGAAAGATTCTGAACGTAACGAAAAAGAAAAAGTTAAAGAAGACGACAGTGGTGAGGCAATGGTTGCTAAAATGTTAGCAAAAGCATTAGGTGATGAGAATCGTTGGACCGATATGTCAGCACCTGAACTACATGCAGAACTTGAAAGTGAAAACTCTTACATGGCTGACATGATTAAATACCTTGCAAAAATGCTATATGATGTTAGACTATCTGAAAGAGCATACAAGGACGTTGGTGTTGCAGACACAGTCAAAGATCAACGTGGTAAAGAATTCAACTTCGATAAGAGTAGTAAAAAGTTTAAGTCACAAGATGGCGAAGAAGCAGATATTACTACTAAGTTAGGCAAAGACCTAATGAGACAAAGAAAGAATCATATGAAGAGAACATCACCAAGTTATAAAACTAAAAAGAATCAAGGCATAATGGCTTCTATAGAAGAAGCATACGGTGATGCTCATGAGATAACATTAGAAGACAATGAAAATTTCAATGATGTATTCGGAGTAGTAGGCTACAGTTTATGTGAGCAAGATACATTCGAAGCAGAGTATCAAGGACGTAAAGTTAAACTAAACAAACCTATGCAAGGTGATACTAAGAAGTTTAAAGTATATGTCAAAGACCCTAAAACAGGTAACGTAAAAAAAGTAAACTTTGGACACGGCGGAAGTAGTGCTAAAGGTAAAACAATGAAAATTAGAAAAAGTAATCCAAAAGCAAGAAAGAGTTTTAGAGCAAGACATAATTGCGATAATCCAGGACCTAAGACAAAAGCAAGGTACTGGTCATGCAGGAAATGGTAAAATAAAATGCCAAGAACTTTTACACAAACAGTACCAGCAGAAGAATTAGAATGGCATACACATACATGTTCAAGATTTGTTAAAGTACTAGAAGGTGTAGGATGGCAATTCCAGTTTGATAATGAGCCGCCAAGAGAAATTGGCCCAGGTTCATCTATTCACGTAAACAAAGAAACGGTACACAGAATGATTAAAGGTGCTACCCCACTTACAATTAGAATATTAGAATTATGAAAAAGGTAGTTATATACCCAGGTAGATTCCAACCTATGCTACCGCATCATGCAGAAGTATACAAAAAGTTACAGGCACAATTTCCTGATGCTAATGTATATGTAGCAACATCAGACAAGGTTGAAATGCCTAAGTCACCATTTAATTTTAAAGAAAAAGCAGAAATTATGACACAATTACATGATATTCCTGCTGATAAAATCATACAAGCAAAAGTACCTTACTTAGTGGATTCTTATACAAAAGCATTTGATCAAGAAAATACTATGGTTATATTTGCTGTTGGTGAGAAAGACACTGATAGATTTCCTATGTCAAACGTAGATACAGAGACCGGTTTAGACATGAAAGTACGCGGAGAACCTGGACCAAAGTTCTATCAAATGATAAATACATTAGAGAGACATCCTGCTTTGCCAATGTCGCAGAGAGGTTACATATATGTAGCACCCAATATTGACAAGGGTGATGTAGTAGCAAGTGCAAGTGCTTTTAGAAATGCATTTAATAGTGCTACAGATAATGAACATAAAAAAGAAATTTTTGTCAAATATATGGGAACATTTAACCAAGGTATATTTGACTTACTAAAAAGTAAAGCAGAGAAAAAAATGAGCGAAGACATAAACATATTAAAATTTTTAGCAGGAATGCTTAACGAAGCACCAATGGACTATTCCGATGATGACGACGTAAGTAAAGAAATAGACGACACTGATGACGATGGGTACAAGCCAGGTTTTGCACAAAAGAACATGATAACTCAATTGGGTAAAGTTGCAGACAGTGAAGATGCTAGTAAAGATGCTGAAATAATGAAAGTTAAGAAATTTGATAAAATTACTTCTGTAACTACTGATGATGGTGATTCACATCAAGTTAGTGGTGCTGAAGCAGATGCTTTAATTAAAATGTTTAATATGCTCAGTTCTCAAAGAGCAGGTGAAGAAGAATCACCTAGAGAAAAGTTTAACAGAGCAATACAAAAAACTGCAGGTTTAACTCAAATGCTTGACTTTGCTAAATCAAAAGGTTTAGTTAAAGAAGAAACTGCTGAACTACCTACATTAGACTTAGCAGATATTAGATCTGACTACGAGCCTGAATTAGAAGAAGGTGGCGAATGTTACCATTGTGATGGTGACGATGAAAACTGTGCTACTTGTCATGGTACAGGTTATGCCGGTGCAGGTGATGACGATCCACAAGAACCCAGTCAAGAAGAAATGGACAAACATGCTAAGAAAGAAAGTGCTCCATTTGGTGAACCAAGTCAACAAGACATGATGGCAGATAAATTGATGTCAGCATACGAAAAAGGTGGTGAGCCGGCTTTAGCAAAAGCAATGGGCCTAAGCGACCAAGAACTTGATCAAGAAATGACAGAGTGGGCAATGGATCATAATTTACACATGGACGATGACAGAGATGACGTAATCCATGGTTACATAGAAGATTTAGTAGATAATGCAGATTGGAAAGACCACGGTGAATACGAAAGTGTTGAAGATGAGTCTATGTCAAAAATGCGTAAATT